GTCTTCCATTCCTTCGATATCTGCTATGTCTTCAGCACCGCCAATATCCGCAGATATTCCTGCTCCGCTAATTCCTACACCACGCATTTCAGCTGCCGCATCTCCTCCGCCGGGTTGTAGTGTTTCATCATTCTCTTCTCGCCAAAGCCGTTCATTTTCTGCAATTTCTTCTTCACTTAATCCTAGATATCTTTTCAATGCAAAACGATTAGCAATAAATGGTATAGCTTGTATTTGTCCAAACGTACCAATCCTTTGTGTATCAAGTTCAGATTGTCTATATGCTGCAAAATTTTGTGGAGGACAAAACTTAATATCAAACATTGCAGTATCTATATTAACACCTTTTTCTAGTAAATATCTTTTAAATTCTTGATCAAATTCTTCTATCAACAAGTTTTGTAAACGTTCGCAATAGGTATTAAATCTCAATTCTTGTATGTAAGCTGTGCCTACTCTACCGTCGTTGTATTGAGCATTGCTATCGTCAGCACCGGTGGGTAGGTAACTGCTAGGTATACGTAAGCCTCTTACTAATTTATTTGTAAAGTATCGTAGGTCATCTATCTCGCCTAGATTAGTTCCGCCTGGCAATGTTTCAACTTTACTGCCTCTACCTTCTGCAGTTTGAGGAAAAAAGTAATCTTCGTTGATTGACAGAGGATTATAGCTACTGTCTATGACGTTTGTTCCTCCTCCTGTCTTGGATGGTATTCTCCGCTGATGGATTTCCGTTTTTACACGCTCAACAAACTGCATTGCAAGATGGCTAGGCATGTTACCCACATCAACATAAAAAACTCTTCTTTCAGGTGCTCTTTGCACTCTGTAAATTATAATTGCATCTTCTAATAATTCTTTTTGTTTGTAAACTTTGAAAATACTTTCTAATAAACTGTTACCGAAAGGAAAATTCTCATCTAATCCTTCGCTTAAACTAATGTGTAGAATATGATCTGCATTTACTGCAATCTCTTCTTGTTCTATCTGGAAACGTGATCCAACTTGAGAAGGATTCGTTGGTCCAACCATTCCCCTAGCACCGCCTGTTAAGTAACCTGTTCCGCCTCCAGTTACACTACCATTTGTTTGCAAAGGTTGTGTTGCAACAAGATCTTTAAAATTTAATGCTACATCTTGTACGATGTATTGCTCAGGTTCTTTGCCTTCACTTTCGTTAACTATTATACGATTTACTTTTGCAGGATCAACATAAAATAATTTTTTTGTTTCCGGATCTCTCAAGAAAAAAGTATCGCCATATTTGAATGTATTCCTTACAATCCTAAACATTCTAGTTTCAAATTCTTGTAGTTTATACCATTGTTTTAGGTATTCGCTTAGGATTTGTACTTCGGTGTTTGTAGCATTCTTATAAAATTTAAATTCAAAATGGGTATCATTCTTTTTATTTTTTTGCGTACAAAATTCCGCAAGGATATCAAGTGCAGCATTTACTTCTGAATCCATATCCATAGTATTGTACTGTCCATATCTTTCTACACGATTAGGTGCTCCAGTATAGATATCTGGTAAGAACGAATTATAATTTGATCTTGCTGGTCCAGGTTTATTTGAAAATTCTCTCCCGCTAATAGGACTTTGCGATTCAGTTCGTGACCCAGCTTTATTTACTGGTGTAAAATATTTTTTCCAACTCATTTTTTATTAAATTCCTATTAAGCAAAGGTCGAATTTGATCTGATTTCTTCTAAATTTCTCTTGTATAAGTTCATTGTTTGTGTATTTATGCCAATTAGTGCTATAACATTATTATTGAGACTTACTAACTGTTTTTCCATATTATTTTCTGTTGGTTGGTCACCGGCTAATGTTGTAGGTCCTTCCAGTTGTCCAATTAATTGTCCTATCTGCATGCTTAGAGTATCTATGCTTTTTTGTAAAGTATTTGATTGTCCTTGTATATTATCTGCTAAATTTTTAACATTTAAATTTGCATCTGCAACAGGATCTTTAGGCATGCTTGCAACTTCTAGTTGAGGTGGTTCTGTTCCAACTTGTGAATAATCTTTTGTATAAGTTGCTCGCATTTGTAAGGCTAGATCTTGTATCTTATCAAATGATTCAGATCCATTTTCTTCAATAATTTTTTGGAAGTCTTCAAAATTAGGAGTTCCTGCTACTAAATCTTTAAAAACAGTTTTCATTTCAGGTCCAAGACTTGCTACTTGTTCCTGTATACTATTCTGTTCTGCTGTCCTTGCTTGATCTTCTTTTTCAAAACTTGACATTAGATTTGCTATTTCTGTTACTTCCGATGGTTGATCTTTTACCTTAACATTTGCTTCGGCTACCGTTGGAAGTTGATTTAGTCCTTCGGCTTCAGCTTTTGATAGCTCTATAATTTTTCCAAGTTGGTCTATTGATAGATTAGTATCTAACCATTCTAGCAAAGGTTGCCAAAAATCATCGTTATTTTCAATACCGTATGTAGGTTCTGTGGCAGGATTTTCTTGTACCTGTGTTTCTATTTGTTGAACTGTTTCTTCTTTCTGTTGCTGAAGTTGTTGTTCTCTTTCCTTTATTCTAGCATCGCCTAAATTTTTAAGTTCCTCATAAATTTTAAGATCTGTGTCAGTGGCTTCTAAGTTTAGATCATTAAAAAATTTAGCTCCTAGCTGCTCTCTTATGTCTGCTTTCTTTTGAGTATCACCTGCTCCAAGCTTCATATATTCATTATATTTTTCTATATCCTTTTCTGTTATATCATATAATTTTTTTTGCTCTTCGCTTAATGAATTTAGCGCAGCACCAATGTCATCTTTAAAGAAAGGCAAATCGCCTATTTTGTTATACACATTATCTACTAAATCTCCTGCAGTGTTAGTATTTCTTGACATGGTATTAGCTGTCTCACTTAAATTGACATCTTGATTCGCAAGGGTGTCTCCTACATTTTCTTGGAATCGTGTAGCTGCATCTGTTGCTTGTTTTCCAGCTTGATCATATATTTGCTTCATATTCGTACCGGCTACTAAACCAGATGCTTCGTCGGTGACCCTTTGAATAGAATTAGCAACTGCTTTGTTCCATGCATCAAGGAACGTTACGCTTTCGCCAGTGGTTGCTTTTAGGTCATCCATGTTGCCACGTACTGCGTCAATTATTGGACCCATTTCAGCTAAAGCATCGGCTTGACCTTTGGCCACATCACTAACCTGAGATAATGTTGCAATAGTTAATCCCATTTCGCTTTGGGCAAATTCTGCTCCTTTTGCAGCCGCTTCTTCTGTCAATCTCTGTGCTTCTTCGACATCTCCTGCTTTTGTGGCCTGTGCTGCTTTTACCAATAGATTGTAAGCTTCTCCGTTTACAGCAGCAAAATTTTGTGTTGCTTCGGTCATAGGAACACCTGTTTGAATTAAGTCATCTAACAAGTCCTGCATTACTTTTGGAGATTTTTGTAAAGCAGTTTGAGCTTCAGTGTAGGCTGTTGCTACATTTGCACCAGCAGCACCTGCTTGTTTTTCTGCTTTCATCAAAGCAGCCCTTGTTGCTCCGTCACGTAAACGAGCGCTTTGCTCGTCTTGCATTTGTTTTGCACTCTTACCAGTTAACGCTGATATGACTTTTAATTGTTTTGCATATTCAGCAGCTTGGGCAACTTCTTGTTGGGCTGTCATTTGTGCCATCCTGTTACTTCTCTGTTGAGTAGCAAGATATCGTGTTGTAAATTCAGTTGCTTCGTCGATAGAATAACCTAGATTCATAAACTGATTTATGATTGCACTCTGTCCTTGGTTTGAATCGTTTAACGCTTTGCCGTATTCGCCTATACGCTTTGTTCCTTGACTTACACCTCCAGCAAATGCAGCGAGCTGCTGGCTATTTTCTTGAGCAAATCTTGTAAATTGGTCAATACTCATCCTTGATTCGTTAAACGAGGAACGCAATTCAAATATGCTTCCAGAAAGTCCTGCTCCTGATTTAGCAAGTGTGTTGTACATATTATTTGTTTCACCTATGTACTCAGTTGCTACATTTAATGCTGAGCCAAGCATACCTAACGCTGAGCCAAGCACAGGAATACTGCCGGCTGTATCTCTAAATGTCTTAGCCATATCATCAGCTGACACTGTACCTGCCCTAAGGGCTCCGTTCAAGGTTCCTAAACTATTTGAAACACCGTTTATACTATCTTTAAGGGCTTTTAAAGCCTCATCTGAAAGTTGCTTTGCTTCATCTGCCATTAATCAAACTCCTAAAAAATTGGATGTGTAAATATATTATATTTATAGGAAAATCTATGCCAAGTTTTTTAGAACAGTTTAAAAGACAACCAAAAATATTTGTTAATTTACCCAGTCAAGGTGCTTTTTATAATAATGATATAATTGAAAATAATAAGATTACTGATATACCAGTATATGGAATGAATACTATGGACGAACTGGTGCTGAAGACACCAGATGCATTATTTTCAGGAGAAGCAACTGCAAGGATTTTAAAAAGTTGCATTCCTAGTGTGTTAGATCCGTGGAAACTGATCAACACGGATGTTGATTTCTTCTTAATTGCTATAAGGGTAGCAAGTTATGGAGAAAAATTACCAGTAACAACAGTGTGTCCATCGTGTGAAACATCAACAGATAGTGATTTAAATTTATCAAGATTGCTTTCTCATTATGACGATATAAATGGTTATACCACTGTAAATTATAACGGTCTTATAATTACTGTTAGATCAATTACCTACCAAAGTGCAACTGAAATTAGCAAAGAAAACTATGTAAATGAAAAAAGTTTGTTGAACATTA